ACCAGTTGGGCTTCATCATGAAGGTGGAGCGGCCAGTGTCTGTGTTGGAGGAAATCGAGTTTTGTCAGATGCATCCGGTTTACGATGGTCGGTGTTGGCGCATGGTGCGAAACCTGCGTACAATGCTAAGTAAGGACACCACATACCTCCGTAAGTTTGTGAAAGAGTCGCATTACGGGTCATATAGGTATGTGCTTGCGCAGGGGGGTCTTGCCCTCTGCCATGGTCTTCCCATCTGTCAAGCTTTCTACACTAAGTTGGGTGAGGGCGCACATCCTGGTGCGTACGTGCCCTCTGAGGTCTATGAGACAGGCTTCTTCCAACTTACTCGTGGTCTCAAATCAAAAGTAGCTAACATCAGCGACGATGCCAGGGTCTCTTTTTGGCGAGCATTTGGGGTGACTCCCACGTGCCAGCGCATACTAGAAGGAGATATCGTCGCAGTCCCTGAGCTGAGCTCCACACTCGTGGACCAGGGAGCGGACACTCGTGGATTCGAGTGCCCGTCATCACTATGAGAAATAGTGGTGCAAATGGGGTGAATGCATTCAAGACCAAAACGCCCGTCGTGCTATACCAAATGCCAAGAGACTGCACGGTCACCTGCGTTGCATTCATGAACAGTCCCGTACTGCATGTGCGGTATCCCATACAACATGCTTTCAAAGCGTTTTGCGAAGATGAACGTGAAACAGACAAGGGCTAGTGCGCCCAAGTCCAGGTCTAAGCGTAGGCCTGCCGCAATCGCACTGGAGTCCAGAGCTCGCCGCTCTGGCGTGCCGCTTGCATACCCAGTGCAGACGTCACGTGTTCCGCAACCTTGGATTCGCCTTCGCCGGCGTGAGATGGTGGCACCTGTCGTTCTTGACACCACTGCTTTTGCCCTTACCACCTCTTATGATCAGGTTGATGGCCTGATCAATCCTGGCAATCAATACTTGTTCCCGTGGCTTTCCGGGATCGCTTCCCTCTACGAAAAGTACAGGTTTGTGTCCCTCCAGTTTCACCTCATGAGCGCTAATCCGGCTACGCATGCCGGATCTGTGTTCATGGCAGTCGATGTCGACCCTGTGGATCCTGTCCCCAGTTCCTCTCAGGAGATGCTTGCTAATGCTAATGCGGTCACGAGTACCGTGTGGCAGTCGGTGTCTCTGAAAGTCGACATTGCGCGCGCCAATGAGGGTATTCCTTGGAGGTACACTTATACCCGTAATGGGGGTAGTGGATTAGAGCCTCGAACAACGTACATCGGTCAACTGTTTGTTGCATCTGCGGGTACGTCAGGTACCCCGTCCACTTTCAATTTGGAGGTGGAGTACGAGATCGACCTATCTGTTGAGCAGCTCATGCTCACACAGCAGCAGGTGATCTCTGGTACATGCAACTTCTCCGCTGCAACGGACACATTGGTGCCGTTGAGTCTCAATGCCACTCCAGGCCGTCTTGCGGCCGTGGTATCGGGAAGTGGTCGCGTGCCGATCCTTGATGTGGCAGCAGCAAACCTTGGAATGGGTGCTGACCTCATCGCTGGTGTCTCTGCGATTGACCTTGGTTCGATCAGGACCGGGTCATTTGTGCAGGAGTTCACAGCTGCACGCGTGGGCGACACACCTGTGGCGCTCATGGGAGATTCTTTTCCCAACATGGCGGTGTTCGACAGCCTTGGATCGTACCTTGGCCAGTCGTTTGCAGTTGACAGCGGCGCTGCTGCTACGCGTGGTGTAGCAGGAGCAGGCGCAGTGGGGACGACCGGTCTACCGGGTCGTGCCACTACTGATCTTACCATTGCGTCGATTTTGGCCTTTTACCGTGCCGCACGGTATTTGGTCCCGGTTTTGCAATCCATCCATGCAACTCCGACGTCCCCCAGTACGTATACCCTTAAGTACACGTCCTGAAGTAGATTGCTGTAAAACCCTACGTTAGTGCCTTTGGCAAGTGCCTTCGTAGGTGGGCACAGCAATCTGCGCGCCGTAGCGCGCCCCTCG